GGGATGTTGACGAGGTTATCGACATGGATGCAGCAGCAACCGCTCAGGCTGCTCTGGTGTTCTCTCTAGAGACTACACTGGCAATGCCTGACAAGCTGACAGCCTTGGGTGGACCTGATGCAGTAGTGGCTCTGGCCGCAATGGGATTGACAGTTGCCGCAGTTGCCGAATTAGTATAAATAAAACAAAAGGAGTAATAATATGGCAATACTAATTTGCGAAGTAACCGAAGATCTTCAATATATTACAGAGGCCAAAGAGAATGGCCAGAAGCAATATTTTATTGAAGGTATCTTCATGCAGGGCGACTTAAAAAATCGCAATGGTAGAATTTACCCTGCCACAATTATTGCAAAAGAAGTCAATCGTTATAATGAACAGTTTGTAAGTAAAAATAGAGCATTTGGTGAACTTGGTCATCCAGATGGCCCTACCATTAATCTTGATCGCGTATCACATATGATTACAGAACTACGTCAAGATGGTTCTAATTTTATTGGCAAAGCAAAGGTCATGGATACACCAATGGGTAAGATTGTAAAAAATCTTATTGATGATGGTGCAAGTCTTGGAGTTTCATCGCGTGGTATGGGTTCCGTAAAGCCAAATAGACAAGGTATTATGGAAGTACAAGAAGACTTTATGTTGGCAACTGCTGGTGATATTGTTGCCGATCCTTCTGCTCCAAATGCATTTGTTCGTGGTATTATGGAAGGTACTGAATGGATCTATGATGTTGCATCTGGGTCATGGAGAGCACAAAATATGCTTGATAGAATTCATGAAGAAACAAAAACAATGACTAGAGGACAATTAGAAGAGAATGCTATGCAACTCTTCAATAAGTTTATCAAATCAATTACCGAATAATATGTTTTTATAAATAAGAATGACAATTCATAAAGGAGTAAATCACAATGAAGATTACAGATTCTAAACAGCTAGATGAATTCACTGCTTCAGGTGAGAATTCAATGGCTAATGACGCGATGACACCAGCTGGTGGTTCTAATAAAAAGCGTGCTGCCGATAAAAATACTGGTTCAGATGCTGCTAAAGAAACCTCAACAGCAACACCTGGTCAAGGTGGTTCAACAACTGATCTTGTTGACAGCGTGCCAACTGTAAAAGCTGCTAAGCGTATGGCTGATAAGTCAATGGGTGAATCAGTTGAAGAAATGTTTGCAGGTTCAGACCTTTCAGAAGACTTTAAAGAAAAAGCAACTGTTATTTTTGAAGCAGCAGTGAATGCAAAACTTCAAGAAGAAGTTAATCGTTTGGAAGAAGAATTTACAGCTAAACTTGACGAAGAAGTTGAATTAGTTGTTAATGATCTAACTGAAAAAGTCGACACATATCTTGATTATGTTGTTGAACAGTGGATGGAAGAAAATCAAGTTGCAATCGAACGTGGCATTCGTGCTGAGATTGCAGAATCATTTATTGATGGTCTTCGTGATTTGTTTATTGAACATAGCATTAATCTACCAGAAGAAGAAACAGACATTCTTGCAGATATGGCAGAAGCATTAGAAGAGACTGAAAACAATCTTAACGAAGCAATCAATGAGTCAATTGAACTTCGTCAAGCACTTGAAGGTCTTAAAGCTGAGAAGATCCTTGAAAGTTTTTCAAATGGATTGACTGATACACAAGCAGAAAAATTGCGTGCCTTGGCTGAAGGTGTAGAATTTGCAGACGCAGATGAATTTGGTCATAAAGTTGAAATTATTAAAGAACAATACTTTGGTGGTAAATCAGTACTTCGTGAATCAACTGATGGTATTGACCCAATTGAATTGGATAATGGTTCAACCGTTAAAATTGACCCAGCAATGGCACTTTATGCAGACGCTATTTCTAAAGCAGTTAGAAAATAAGATTATATAAATAATATTGTTATTATATAAAACAACCTCAAAGGAGAATAATCCAAATGTCTATTGAATCATTAAACGAAAAATGGAAAGTTGTGCTAGAGCACGCTGACCTACCAAAAATTGAAAACGCACACAAGCGTGCAGTAACAGCACAACTTCTAGAGAACACTGAAAAGGCTCTTCAAGAAGGTAATGCATGGTCAACAAACACATTGCTTAACGAAGCAGGTCCAAACGTTTCTGCTGACCTAACTGGTTCAGTAAAAGGTTATGATCCAGTACTTATCACTTTGATTCGTCGTTCAATGCCTAACCTAATTGCTTATGATATTGCTGGCGTTCAGCCAATGACTGGCCCAACTGGCTTGATCTTTGCTATGCGTCCACAGTATGCAAACACAACTGCAATGACTGGCGAAGCATTCTTTAACGAAGCAGACACAGACTACTCAGGTGCCGGTACATTTGCTGGTACAACTGGTACTGCAAACACTGCAAACACTGGTACAGGTATGACAACTGCTTCTACTGAAGCAAATACCGCTTTTGCACAAATGGGCTTCTCACTAGAAAAAGTTTCTGTAACTGCAAAAACACGTGCATTGAAAGCAGAATACACAACTGAACTTGCACAAGACTTGAAAGCTATCCACGGTCTTGATGCTGAAACAGAACTTGCAAACATCCTACAGGCTGAGATCCTTGCAGAGATCAACCGTGAAGTTGTTCGCACAGTTTATAACACAGCTGTTCGTGGTGCTAACTCAGGTGTTACAACTGCTGGTGTGTTTGACCTTGATGTTGACTCAAACGGCCGTTGGTCAGTTGAAAAGTTCAAGGGTTTGATGTTCCAAATTGAGCGTGAAGCTAACCAGATTGCTAAGTCTACTCGCCGTGGTCGTGGTAACGTAATCATCTGTTCATCTGATGTTGCTTCTGCACTTCAAATGGCTGGTGTTCTTGACTATACCCCAGCACTTGCAAACAACCTAGGTATCGACGATACTGGTAATACTTTTGCTGGTGTTCTAAACGGTAAGTACAAAGTATATATTGACCCATATGCTGGTGGTAACTATGCTGTTGTTGGTTATAAGGGTGCATCTGCATTCGACGCAGGTCTATTCTATTGCCCATACGTTCCGCTACAAATGGTTCGTGCAGTTGGTGAGTCTGACTTCCAACCAAAAATCGGCTTTAAGACTCGTTACGGTATGGTTTCAAACCCATTTGCTGATGGTACCTCTGCAACTACTCAGGGTGCTCTTACTGCAAACACCAACGAATATTACCGTCGTATTTCGGTTACCAACATTCTTTAATAAGTCCAATAAATTATTGGAACACCTTAGAGGCGCCTTTTTGGCGCCTCTTTTTTTATGTCTATAAATAGATATGTATGACAAACAAAGGTTACTTATATGATACAGAATTTTTTTAACGCTAAGAATTTTGACTTTACAATTAAGCGTCTTCCAAATGTTGAATTCTTTGTTCAAGGTGCTAATATCCCAGGATTAAATATTGATACAACAGTACAAGCAACTCCATTTGCACAAATCAATAGACCTGGCAACAAATTATTATATGATGAGTTAATGATAACAATGGCAATTGATGAAAATCTTATTGGTTATAAAGAAATTTATAATTGGATGTCTGGAATGACATCACCCAATAATTTTGAACAATACCAAGGATTACAAACAGAAGGTGGTGTCTTTTCAGATGGATCACTTATTGTTTTAAATAGTAAAGGTAACGCTACTATTGAGTTTAAATTCTCTGATCTATTCCCAGTTTCAATATCAAGTATTCAGATGGCAACAACAAACAGTACCACAGAATATTTAACAACAACAGTTGGTTTTAAATATACTACATTTGAAATTGTTGACATTTGATCTTTTATAGTGTATAATAGCAATTGGCTGCATATACCATAGGAGAATGACATGAAACTTGAAGATCTATATAATGAATGGGCTAAAGACGGCGCTATTGATATTGCAGACATATCTAGAAACTCTGCAGACATTCCAAAACTTCACAACAAATACTTTAGATGGTATTCTGAAGAAGGTTTAAGACTCAAAAAACTTAAATCTGATTATAAGGTACTCACCAAACTCAAGACTGATTATTATAATGGTACTTTAGATAGTACAGAGTTAAAAGAATATGGTTGGCCACAACAACCGCTTAAGATTCTCCGTGCCGATATTCCAATGTATCTTGAATCTGATAAAGATGTAATTAATATGTCTTTAAAGATTGGACTTCAGGAAGCAGTAGTAGAATATCTAGAATCAATTATCAAACAAATCAACAATCGTAACTTTATCCTCAAGAATATCATTGACTGGGAGAAGTTTAGAACAGGTGCATAATGGAAAAAGTTGTTATTGAGAAAGTGAATGAAGTATTTGTAAAGGTAGTGGCAGATCCATCAACAAAGATGGAAATGTCTGCTTACTTTACATTTGAAGTTCCAGGTGCTAAGTTCATGCCGGCTGTGCGGAACAAAGTTTGGGATGGAAAAATTCGACTTCTCAATCCAATGACTGGACTCATTTATGCTGGATTAATTCCACAGATTGCTAAGTTTTGTAAGACTCATGAATATGATATTGAACTTGCATCAAAGGATGTATGGCCATTAAATAAGATTGATGATAATTATGGTTTTAAATTGTCAAAAGAGTTTGATTGTAAATTTGAGCCAAGAGAATATCAGAATAATGCTATTGTACATGCATTAAGAAATAACCGTGGGTTACTATTATCACCAACCGCTTCTGGTAAATCCTTCATCATCTACATTCTATCACGATTCCATGTCGAGCAAGATCGTAGAGTCCTTGTTATTGTTCCTACGACATCTCTTGTGCACCAAATGTCATCTGATTTTATAGATTACAATAGAGGTAAAGACTTAGACATTCATAGAATTATGGCTGGTGTTGACAAAGCATCAAAGTCACCTTACTGTGTAACAACTTGGCAGTCCATCTATAAGATGCCAAAAACATGGTTTGATCAATTTGATGTTGTCATTGTCGACGAAGCACACCTCGCAAAAGCAAAATCATTGACTGGGATTATGGAAAAAGCACCTAATATCAAATACAGATATGGATTCACTGGTACTCTAGATGATACACAGACTCACAAATTAGTCCTTGAAGGTCTGTTTGGTCAGGTATTTCAAGTCACAAGCACAAAGAAACTTATTGATGATAAAACATTGGCAGAGTTTGACATCAAGGCTATTGTACTTGGGTATTCTGATGCTACACGAAAGATAAATAAGAATAAATCATATCAGGATGAAATAGATTGGATCGTACGAAATGAAGCCAGAAACAAGTATATTAGAAATTTGTCTTGGAACCTTAAAGGCAATACCCTCATTCTATTTCAGTTTGTTGAGAAACATGGTAAGGTGCTTGAGCCTCTTTTGCATCATGCCGAAAAACGAGTCCATTTCGTTCATGGAGGAGTTGATGCTGAGATTCGAGAGTCTATACGTGGCATTGTTGAATCTAGTGGTGATAATATTATCCTTGCCAGTTATGGCACTTTTAGTACTGGTGTCAACATTAAGCGTCTTGACAATATTATTTTTGCATCTCCTTCAAAAGGTAAAATCCGCAATCTTCAAAGCATAGGTCGTGTGTTACGACGTGGTAATGGAAAAGACAAAGCAACACTCTATGATATTGTAGATGATTTACAGTATAAGACATATAAAAACTTTGCAATTCAACATTTTATGGAACGTGTTAGAATCTATACAGATGAAGGGTTTGAGTTTAAGCTATATAATATAGACCTTAAGGAATAATACTGATGGATATTATGAATATTAAACTTAAGAATGGTGAAGATCTTATAGCACAACTTGTTGAAGATCATACAAACACCTCATTTGTTAAATTAAAAGCACCAATTAAATTAATATCAGAACTTAACACTGGAATTTATGCTAAGAATTGGATGTATTATTCCAGTGAAGATGAAGTTTCAATCCAAAAGACTGATATATTCTTTATCACTGGTGCAAATGAAGACTCAATTGAATGGTATGTTGATTACGTTACAAAGAATGATATGTCACTTGATTTAGAATCAGACATTGATAGTCTAGAGAATATATTCTCTGCCATGATTGAATCCAAAACAAGTATTAAACATTAATATTATTTGAATCCATAATTCATTATAACACGCTACCAGATGATGTCAACCAAAAAGAGCAATGCCTAAGGAAAAAAGTGATTGACATAACTAATAGTTGTGTTATATTGAGTATAGAAGGAGCTATTATGGCAAAAGTGAATTATATTAATAATGCGGAATTTTTAAAAGCCGTTACGGATTACAAAAAATTATGTACTGAGGCGGAAAACTCTGCGGATGAGTTACCAAGAATTCCAAGATATATTGGTGAGTGTCTATATAAAATCTCCACACGTCTGGCTTCAAGACCAAACTTCTCTGGTTATAGTTATAAAGATGATATGATCAGTGATGGTCTTGAGAATGCAATTCAAGCACTCGGTAACTTTGATCCAGACAAATCTAGCAATCCATTTGCATATTTCACACAGATCATTTGGTTTGCATTTCTTCGTCGGATTGAAAAAGAGAAAAAGCAACTATACATTAAACACAAAGTCATTGAGAACTCAGTCATCCATGGTACTGCAATGGATAAGAATGATGGCGACTCAGGCGATGCTGCATATATTGATCTAAATAACTCATATATGAATAACTTTGTAACAAATTATGAAGCAAGTATTGAAAAACGAAAAGTGATCAAACCTAAGAAACAAGGTTTGGAAGAATTTATTGAGGATTAAGTATGAAAATTGCTTTAATAACTGATTCACATTACGGAGTAAGGAATGACGCCGCTGTAGTTGCAAATTTCCAAAACAAGTTCTTTTATGATGTTTTTCTTCCATACTTGAAAGAGAATGGAATTACAGAAGTAATGCACCTTGGTGATCTTATGGATCGGCGCAAGTATGTAAACTATGTGACACTCAAGAATGTCAAAGACAATTTTATCCTTCCACTGTTAAAAGAACATATTGCAGTAAATGTTGTTGTTGGTAACCATGATTGTTTCTATAAGAACACAAACTCAGTCAACAGTCTGAATGAATTATTTGCAGATATTGATCCAACATCATTTCACGTACATTGGGATAAACCAGTCGAGTTGGTTTATGATGGTCAAAAAATCCTATTCTGCCCATGGATTTGTGATGAGAATTACGATGAGTCAATGAAAGCAATTGCTGAAACTAATGCTCGTGTGTTGATGGGTCATTTTGAAATTGAAGGTTTTGAAATGCATCGTGGTGCAATCTGTGATCATGGTCAAAAGGTTGATCTATTCTCTAAGTTTGATCTTGTATGTTCTGGACACTTTCATCACAAGTCAACACATAAGAATATTGCATATCTTGGCGCACCTTATGAAATGAATTGGAATGACTATGGTGATGAACGTGGATTCCACATCTTTGATACAGAAACATGTGAACTTGAATTCATCCGAAACCCATACTCAATGTTCCATAAGATTGATTACTCTGATAATGATATGACAATTGAGGATATTGCAAATCTGAACACTTCAGAGTTGACAGGATCATACATTAAGGTTATAGTACATAATAAGAATAACCCATATATCTTTGATCTGTTCATTGATAAACTTCAAAAGTCTGGTGCAGTTGACATCAAAATTATTGATGATCATCTTAATTTGGATTTGGTAGAGGAAGATGGGTTAGTCGACGAAGCACAGGACACTTTAACTATAATGTCAAAATATTTAGATAATATTGAATTTAGAGGTGATAAAGCCAGAATCGAAAAGTGTTTGCGGGAATTATATACCGAAGTTATGAACCTTTGAACAAGTTTTTGATTGTTGATGAACTGAAAGTCTATTAAAAGATACTTCTTTTTGACATAAAGGACAACATATTTTGGAAAATACTCTACCTTTATTATATGATTGTCCCTTTTTTGCCATACTTATCTTTTCTTTTGTCTCATTTGTATGAGATGTACCTTTTATAGATTTTCCTTTTTTCCCTTTAGATATATTATTACACCATTCTTCTGATCTAATAGCTCTTTTTTTGCCTGTATTAGACTGTCTTCTTTTCTCAATTGATTCTTGTGATTCACTTTTACCTAAATGTACTAACCGTATTTTTTCTTTTGTTTCTTCTGACATAGGTTTATTTAATCTACCCATACGTTGTGCATATTTTGTTGCATCTGCATTTG